CAATATTGTGTATGAAGGTATGAGTAAGTTATTTATTAAGGAAGCCGCTTAATGTGTGGTTGGATTGATGATGCAGTAATGGAGAGTAAAATGCATAACGAAACTATGGCAGAATTTTTGGGTAAGACTAAAGGTGGCCTGTATGAGGTCAAGGTTTATCCATCTGGACAAGAACCTTATATCGAAGGGTTCATACAATTGCGTGACGCAGAGATGTTTCTCTATCAATTTCGGGAGTTGAAAATATGAGTAGAGAATCTAAATTTAATGACTTTTGTCTTGAAATGTATTATAGAAACTGTCAAGAGCGTGAGGCATTTAAAGATGCGTCTATTTCGTTTCAAGATTATTTTCGAGTAAATCAGCAGTTTTTGCTTGACAAATTCGAAGAATTATGTAATAATTAGTATAGTTGATAAGGAGATTTGTTATGACTTTTATGTATGTTTCTGATTTAGAAGTTCGTTATGCTGATGGTTCTATTGGAGCCAAACGTTTCGAAGGTTTGACTATGGATGCCGCCCAAAAACAGGCAGAAGACAAACTTGCTGAAGTTATTGATACTTCTAAATTAGTAAAAGAAATGGATGGAGACACAACTTTTGTAGTTGTTAGTCACAAGATTAAAACTTTTAAAGAAGAGTATGCATAATGTCAAAGACATTACTTACATTCGCAACACAAGAACGCATTGACGTTCTCAAAGAGAAGTTTGATGTTCTCACCGATGGTATGTCCAACTGGAAAGACCCGATTGATACAGTCATTCTTGTAAACGAACTGAATGATATGCGTGATGCATGTGCGTGGTTCACTGGTTCTGAACTTTATATCGTGTCACAACTTGAGAACAAACCAATGTTTCGTGTCAAGGCTGAGGGTTACTACAATGCAGTTGGAGCGTGATAATAATTACAAAACCGTCTTTAAGTTTCGAAACGGATATAGTGCGTCTGTAGTTTGTAATCTCACAACTTATGGATTCGATAGGGGACTTTTCGAAGTTGCTGTGCTTGACAAAGATGGTAAACTGTGTTATGATACACCTATCACTGATGATGTTGTGGGATATCTTACTTTTCAAGGTGTCGCTGACATTCTCACACAAATTGAGAGTTTATAATGAATATCTTCCATTTAGACAATGACCCTCGCAAGGCTGCAGAAATGATGTGCGATAAGCATGTTGTCAAAATGATTGTCGAGTATGCACAATTACTATCAACTGCACATCGTGTGCTTGATGGTGAAGAGTATTATGACAAGACCGCAAATGGTCGTAAGATTAAACGATGGCGACATCCGATACTTGATAATCAACTCTACAAAGCGTCTCATGTCAATCACCCATCAAATATTTGGGTGCGTGAATCACGAGAAAATTACTTTTGGTTATATCAACACTATTTTTCCTCATGTAAGGAATATACACACCGATATAAAAAGTTTCATGCAACTGATACTAGATTATCTTCGACACTATTGAACATTCCAAAAAATGCTCCGAATAAAGATTTGACTAAATTTGCACAAGCAATGCCAGAGTATTGTAAAAGAGAAGACCCTGTAGATGCGTATCGCAACTACTACATCAATGAAAAGGTAAGTTTTGCAAAGTGGACAAATCGTGATGTTCCGAGTTGGTTTCTAACTGGTATTGCTGATAGTAGGATTATGATATGAGACTCATTCAAGGCGACTGTATTGATGTTATGGATGACCTGATACAGTCAGGTGTCGTGGTTGATGCCATTGTTACCAGCCCTCCATATAATATTGGAAATATGCGTAGTAACACCACTAAACACGGCACTTACTCTAATAACAATATGAGTGAGGAAGATTATCAGAAATGGCAGATTGAGTTTCTTGACAAATGTTTTGGAATACTTTCACCGACTGGTAGTCTCTTCTACAATCACAAGGTCAGAATACTTAATGGTGTTGCGATACATCCATTGGAGTGGATATTCAAAAGTGACTTTATATTGAAACAAGAAATCACTTGGAATATGAAGAAGAGTGCTAACTGTGATAAGATGAGATTCTTTCCTTTCAGTGAAAGAGTATACTGGTTGACAAAAGACAGTAAGACTCAAATTAATAATCAAAAACGTCTCAGTGATGTCTGGGATTGTGTGCCGACTAGTAGAAGAAAGGACACTGGCCACATTGCGGTTATGCCTGAACAGATTGCGTTAAACTGTTTAGAGGCGTTAGATGATGGTTTAGTGCTTGACCCATTCATGGGAACTGGTACTACTGGTGTTGCCTGTAAGTCTCTAGGTAGAGATTTTATAGGTATTGAACTAGACGATACTTACTTTGGTATCGCAAAAGAAAGAATTGAGAATACAAATTTTATTGAGGAGATATTGTTATGAGAAATAGGAGAATGAAAACTGTGAAACGAAATTACAACAATCGCAGACGTATAAATAATCGTAAGAAAGTTGCCGAAGATTTATTCGAAGGTGATTATGATAATCGTGACATTCTATATTGGGGTGACACAGAAAATTTTATTGAAGAAAATTACGGTGATGTTTATCGTGCAACCAAAAAGGAATGGGATTGATGAGTTATTTTAATTCATATACCAATAAGAGTATTGAGGATTATATCCAATACTTAAATCAAAATACACCACAACAAATAACACACAATGGTGTAACAAATACTCTTACAACAATAGTGAATAGTGTTGCTTCTGATAGTGATAAAGCAACTGCTTTTGAAAACGCTGTTTCTGGTTTTGGAGTCATCAGTAAAAATGATACCAAATATTCAGTTCCTACACCTAATATTCCCTTATGGGATTCTGACAATTCTGACCTTGTAATCGTTGATTATACTACTGTTACGGCTAGTGAATCAGTATGAAGTTAGATTTTGTTGAAGGCGGTGTAGACAGTGCCGAGAGTAAAACTGTCTTTCTTTCAAAGAAAAGATTTACAAGAATGATAGAGGATGTCGTTAAAGAAAAACGATTGACCTATATCGATGCGGTTGTCCATTTATGTGAGGACAACAACATAGAGTTCGAGGATGTTAAAAAATACATCGATACAGCAGTCAAACAAAAGATTGAAGTTGAAGCGATGGATTTAAATTTCCTTGACAAAACAAACTCGTTATGATATAATACAAACATTATACAATACACAAATATACGGAGAAAAATATATGTCATTTTCAAATTTGAAAAACAATCGGACAGATGTGTCCAAACTTGCTAGTGCCGCCGCAGAAATGTCAGGTGTTAAGAAAACAGAAAACAAGTATGAAGATACTCGTTTCTGGAAACCTTCAGTAGATGATGCAGGTAATGGTTATGCGGAGATTCGTTTCCTACCAGCCGCAGAAGGTCAAGAACTCCCTTGGGTTCGTTACTTTGACCACTTCTTCAAAGGTAAAACTGGTCAGTGGTATGTTGAGAAGTCTCTCACAACACTCAATGACAAAGACCCTGTGAGTGAATATAACTCACGTCTTTGGAACTCTGGTATCGAGTCTGATAAAGATATTGCTAGGGCGCAGAAAAGACGTTTACATTATGTGTCAAACATTCTTGTCGTAAGTGACCCTGCCAATCCTATCAATGAGGGTAAAGTATTCCTCTATGACTTTGGTAAGAAAATCTTTGATAAAGTCATGGATAAAATGCAACCAGAATTTCCTGGCGAAACACCACTCAATCCATATGATTTCTGGACAGGTGCAAACTTCCAACTGAAGATTCGAAATGTTGCAGGATATCGCAACTACGATAAATCAGAATTTAAACCACAATCTGCACTCTTTGATGCAGATGAAACAAAACTCGAAGCAACATATAATAGTTTATATGATACCTCAGAGTTTGTTGACCCGAAGACATTCAAGACATATGATGAGTTAAAGTCTCGTCTTGATGTAGTTCTTGGTGAAGCGACAGGTGAAGGTGCAACAGTCAAAAATGACTCTCTGACACAAACCGCAGAGACGATTGGTTACAAAACAGTTGAACCAGAAGTAATCAAAAATGCACCAGAACCAGAGATTAGTGTAACTGCTGATGATGACGAGGATACACTATCATATTTTGCAAAACTAGCAAACGAGGAATAGTATGTTACTAGACGCACTTGTAAAAAAACTTGAAGGTGACATAGCAGTCGCCAGAGCAAATGTAGATGTATATCTAAAACAATCTGTAGGTATTGGAGAGCATCCTGATATTATCGGGGCTATCGAAGGTGAGATTGAAAAGATTGCATCTGCGGATGAAAAAATAAAGACTATTGAAAATTTCTTTTAACAACAGGTTGGTCGCTTAATAGACTCGTGAGGGGCCATGGTTAGCCCCTCTTTTTTTTAGAATGCACTACCCATAGCAAATCTATCAAGTCCATCGATTGCGGGCTCTGCGTCCATCACTGTCGTTGCGTTATTGACATTAGTTGTCGATACTGGTGCATTGACAACAGCATTCGCAACACTTGCTTCACCGGCTGGTTGAGGTGATGCTAAGTCTTGTCGTTGTTTTTGTTGTATTGCAAGAACTTCACCCATAGTCATCTTTCCACTTGATAAGGCATCTGCTTGTGCATCATCAAGCATTCCACCTCGTGTAACCACTACATTAGGGTCTCCTGCCGCTGCTCTTGCTCGTAGGTCGGCTTTTTGCGGCCGAACTGATAGACCTTCTGGTGCTTTCCGTAACCCCTCTCCTTCCATTGGTTGCCCTGTTTTTTCTGCTCTGAATCGGTCAGCAGAGTCAGTAGCCATCTCGTCAATTCTAGGTAGTTCAAACTTTGGAACGCCAGGAATATAGTTTCCAAGTGTTTCTACAATACCAAGAACAAAATTTACGACTTTGCCTACTCCATTAACGATATGTGCAAACGCATCTTTGAGATGCATGACACCTAACATAAGAACATCAAAGACAGATTCAAATCCAAGTGCGTCACGGAGTTTGGTGAGAGCAAAACCTATACCAGCAACAACTGCCCCAATACCCAAGGCAATCGCAACAAGAGGAATAAGTGGAACAAGAACAGCCGCAAAACTTGCTATCAGACCCGAAATAAACCCACCTATGGCTGGTAAGAATGATGTAAACATGAATATTCGAAGTCCATTGGCGGCTGAGACTACTAATTTCATAACTTTAAGAATTTTACCACCAAGAGCCTTACCAGTGGCTATTAGATTTGCTACTAGACTAATCACTCCTGATTGCACCAATAATAAAGCAAATCTAATTTTCTTGAAAAGGTTTGCAAGTTTAATGAATATCTTAGCACCAATCACAGCCCCTGCGGCAACTACCACACCTGTTACGACTCCTGAAAAATTATCTGAAATAAATTCAAATAAAGGAGTTAAGATATCTTTTAAAAAATTAAATGTAGATATTAAAGCAGGAACAAGTTTATCATTTGCAAAAGCTTTTACTTTGTCAAGGTTTTGAATAAGTTTTATGAATACTGCCGCACCGAAGATACCTAAAGCAAGTTTGAATATCTTATTAAGAAAAGTAGGTTCTTTTATATCGTCTCCAACTACTTTCTTTGCGGCATCTGCTTTATCTCCTATTTTTGCCTCTCTCAAGGCCTCAAGGTTTTTCAGTTTATCTGCCTTGGCATCTGCTCTTTGTTTTTCAATTAGTTCAACTTGAGCAAGTGTAGCATCGTATTGTCTCTGAGCAAAACTTCCCAAGTTCTCAAACGCTTTTACAGTCTGAGCATCTACTGCTTTAAAAAATTTAAATCTATCTGCCTCTGCTTTGGCAACCTTGTTCATCCTTGCTTCATTACGTTCTTGGGCGGCCTGTTCACCAATGAAAAAGCCTTCAATAGACTGTTGATACTCTTCAGCCCGTTTACCACTTTCTTTGAGTTCTTGCACTACTTTTTTTAAATCAGCCATATTTCTTTTCTTGCTCTTTGATTCTTTGATTCTCTTCTTCTATCCATTGCTCTAGAAGTGCAATATATATTTGTCTCTCCCAAGGTATCATAGTATCAATTTCGGTCAACGAATACTTATGATGTTGCATCAACGAAAAGTTTATTTTATAATACGCCTCAAGACTTGTATGTGAGAGGCCTATGAAAAAAAATCTTGAAGTCCCTCCAATTTATGTTCATTCTTATGACCACAAGATTCACATTCCCATGTGATATTCAAACCGAGTGAGGGCATATTGTTAAGATGTGAACTAAGACTTTCGAATTGTTGATTCGTCATGGAATCAATAAATTCTTTTCTCTCTTTTGGAGTTGCCTCACCCATCAATATTCTTTCATCTTCTGTGATAACAGCAACTAAACAACTCTCCATCATCGTGAAAGCAAAATCAACTTGTTTATCATCAATCGCTTCTGATATGTTTTCATAAACACTTTTGTAAGTTGGATACCTAACTTCCATAGAGATAGTATCAGTTAGTTCAACTATATTACTTTCTGGCACTTTACTCATGTCAACTTCGGCTTCGGTAAGATTGATTGTAACACCTGTTTGATGCTCACAATCAATTGCTTGACACTTTGCGTCCACTTCAGCAGTTTCACCAACAGACTTTGCACGAATCTGAGTGAACATGTATTCAACATCAAATGTGGTCAGTGTTGGAACATCAACCTTTTCATCACAACAAGCACGAATGGTATTCGCCATTGCTTCCATAACTTGTTTCTGGTCACCTGTCTCATTTGCCATCAACATGACTTTTTCTTCTTTGACCAGATATGGTCGATAACCAATATTTTCACCTGTAGACGGAACTGTCATGGTGTAGTTCGGTGTATCATTCAGTTTAGGTAATATACCCATAATATTCTCCTATAGGAATTTTCTAATCATTTCACCAGCGAGACCTTCAATAAAATTAGTCCCTGCTGAAGTTGCTTGTCCCTTCCAGTTTTTATATGACAAGGATACGGACAATTCAAGTAGTTGTGCTTCATCACTTAACTCAACAGCATTTACTGTTGTAGGATATGCTTTCTCTAACACACAAGTATAAACAACTTGATCAGGTGTTAGTGCATTCAAATCAAATTCGCCCTGTGCAAAATCAAGAGGGCCAAGTCTTGGTAATCTACCACGAATAGATGAGGGTATCTTTCCTGCGTCAAAAATCTTTTTCTTTTTGACAGGAAAGGACACACCCTTTTTAAGTTGTTGAATGAGAACTGGATGAGTGTAATCATTGTAATATCCAATCTCTCCTGTATCATCATTCACTGCGAGTTTCTGCCACTGTTCAAAATAAGTCTTGACTTTATAATCATTCAACAGATGAAAAGTCAAAGTGACATCATCAACAAGATAACCATATGCAATTTTGGATGTATATATGCCTTTCTGATACTCTGTTGATGTCAACTGACGGCCAGGGAGACTCGCTGCCTTACACAAAAGGTTCATTGCTCGTGAGTCATCACGAAGTGGTGGTAATATGACACGGAACAGATTGCCCATTGCCATACCGCCTGCTTTTGATATTTCTGATTTGAAGTCGTCAATTCTAAATGCCATTATCGGTCTCTTATCATTTCTCTTGAGTCTGAGAATACCTTTGCAGAGTTTCTCTTACGGAATTGTGCGGTTGGAAGAAATGTCGCAATCTCCCATTCAGGTGCAGGGACTTCACTAAACTTACTCTTGACATGTGCATTGAGATAGTGTTTGAAACATGGTTTGAAAAATCTTAGTTTCGCAATACTTTTTAATTTACGATATGTGATTATAAATCTTGCGTTTTCACTTGTCTTACTGGATTGCAAGTCCATCAAGGAGTCAAGAAACTTCGCACGAAGAACAGGTGGTAGATAGTGTAGATTCAATCCATAGAATCCACCTTCTGCTGGCCCAACCACAATAATC